TTAACTTGTCCTGAATCATATCGATAAGTTTTATTGGTAATTGTCATAGATTCTCCAAAAAAAAAAAGACCTTCTACCCAATACAATTTCACTTGTACTGGACAGAGGTCTTAAGTAATGTTCTTGAAAACAGCTTGCAACTAATCTATCCGTCTTTTTAAATATATATTATTTTTTTTTCAAGTGGTAATAAAAATTTAAATTTTTTTATTTTTTGCCATATTAGGCAAATCCTTAAGATTTTTCTCTAAAATAAGTGAAATCTGGCCTATTCCACCTTTTCGCATATCCAACGTTATAGTCATTTTACCAGTAAAATTTTCATTTGTAGCCCGCATTACTTCAGAACAAATATTCTGTAAATCTTTTTGCAATAATTGACCATTACCCATACATTGCCTCAATTGCTTTATCTCGTTTAGTCAATTCTTTTTCAGTTATTTGTTTGAATAGAATTCCTAAATCGCCTTTATATGGTTTTTGATGATTATTCTTTCCTTCCCAAATAATATCAGGAATACCATTAGGAAATGCTTCACATGTTTTTCCTGACAAATCCAGTCGACTGCACTCATGGCACACTGGAGAAAAACTTAACTCAAAGATTCTATCATCAATAATTATTGTTTCATCCGCCATATTAACCTCCAGATTTACGTAAATCAATAATATCAAATCTCCAACCATGTCGGTCAGCATATTTTTTAGTTACTTTAGCCAATTCTTTGGCTTGCTCTTCTAGAACTAACTTTTGATATTTAGTTCTATTTATAATAGGGTCTATATCCAAGCTTCTTCGTAATATTCTGGCATTATGTCTTCCATTATTAAATGCTACCTGAACATCTCTTGCATATGCTTGCCTAAAATTTTTAGTATTTCCAGCATACCATTTACGTAATTCAGATTTAGTTAACCAATCTTTTTTAGTTTTTGTTAATGTAAATAATGTTTTAGGGGTGACTGCTCTGGCTTGTAATAAATTTTTTTCCATAGCAATCCAAATATCTTGGCCACTAAATGTAAAATCTAATGGATGATTATGAATCATAATTCCATTTTTCTTAAAAGGAAAGGTTAAAACAACTGAAGTTTTATCTTTTTGAGTAGCTAATTTTAGTGGACCTGTAAGATTAGCAAATGTTACTGACCCAGATTCATAATTATTGAATCGTATTTTATCTTCAAGTTTTCTAATTTTATTTTCAGTATATGAACTAAACAAACCAGTATCTATTGTATCTTGTGCTGCCATTGAATGGCTTGTCCTAAATTCAGGCCTTTTAGAATCATCAATAACAGTATACGGAATATCTCCATATTTTTCTGATGTAGGTATGGGTTTTGGTTCAGGTTTTGGTATGGGTTTTATTTCAGGCTTTGGTTTTGGTATAGGTTTAGGAACAATTTTGGGTATGGGTTTAATTCCAGTTGGGATATGCAATTCCCATTTACCTGTTTTATCATTATATTTTAAAATAGCATTCCTGAATCTACGAGATTTTTGAGATTGAGCAGATGCTTTTGTTTTATAAGCCTTAACTATGAAACCTTGTCCAGTTGGTTCAGGCGGTGGAGCAAACGGTAGAATATCCGGTGGAATATCCGGCAAAGGAGGCTTTGGAGGAACAATTGGTTTTGTCGTAGGTTTTATGTGCAGTTCCCATTTTCCTGTTGTACTATTGTATTTTAAATCAGCCCCTCTAAATTTACGAGACCGTTGAGATTGTGCTGAAGCTTTTGTTTTATAAGCTCTGACTATAGTATCTGGTTCTCCTTTAGGCATTAACTCAGGAGATTCCATTTTGATTTCATCAAAGATTTCATCAAAAATTGCTTCGGCCCAACATCTGCATTGAACATCATGCCCCGGATGGCCTGTTTTTTCTGGTGGTTTGGCCCATTCAAAAATTTTACCATCATTGGCTCTATGAGTCTTTCTTACTCTTTCATCATCTGAATCATGCCACTTATATTTTTTTACTCCAATTTCAGTTTGTCTTAAATTTGTTAGATTTCCATTTAATTTTGAAACCTGGTCTCTACCTATTACCTTGGCTCGTTTTTTAGATACTCCAGTTTTTTCTCTTATTTGTTTAGCAATTTCTTTATGCGTTTGTCCATCTCGGATACCACGTTGAACAATATTCGAAACATCAGTAATATGGTCAGAACCCATTTTAGTAATAAGTGAAGCATTTTCCATACTCCAAGAATTCAGAGATTCATTCAACCAGGGTTCACGCTGGAGAATATCAACTCCAAAAGCCGCTTTAAGTGTTTTTTGCCATTGCCTATTATTCCATACATTGGTTTTATTTGCAATATTTGGAATCTTGTCTTTAATTTTTTGTAATGGTTCACCAGTTACATTTTCAATTTGTGCAAATAAATGCTGTGCATTCTCTGCCCATCCATCAACATTTATTTCAATATTGCGTTCTGCAATTAAGGAAGGTAAATGTGGAATAATACTATCATAAAGTATTTTAGATAATTCTGAAATATATCTGACTAAGTCTCTTTGATATTCATGTTCAATTGGAACTGGATGTAACCATTTTGGCAATACTTTATTCCGATTTGGCAAACGTTTAGCCGTTGCCATCTGTTGCATGCGGAATTTTAAACTTGATATAAAATCAGCTCTAGACATTATTCATCCAAATCAATATCGGGTTCGCTTGTTCGGTCTTCATTAGAAATAAGAGTATCAAGTGAATATTCATCTCCACCAAATCTTGAAATAGCAACCTCTTCAGGCGTTAGCACACCATTACGTAAATAAATTTCATCTGACTGAGCTTGCTTATGTCTCATTTCAACTATTTGCAAATCTGATAGTTGCCATAAGGAATTAAATTCAAGTGACCAGTCAGGATACACCCTTCCTTTTGAAGGACCCTCTTTGCATAACATTGCAAGATAAGCCAATCTTTCCATTTGAGGCCGTAATTCATCTTCTTGGTCTTGTGCAATTTTATCATACCACTTTGTTAAAGACCCTTCATCTTTTGCATTGAATCCACTTGGTGATTGTCCCATCAATAATGTGAGTGGGATTTCAGTAACAGCTGAAACTATTTCGGCATGCTTATTTAATAAATCAGGCAAACCTGAAATACTAGATGCTTCTTTTTGATATTCTTCTTTAGAATCCAATAAAATTGTATTCATAATATGTCGACCTAAATCAATTATATCCAATCTTTTCTTAATTAACTCTTCTTGACCTGATGCAAGCAATTCTTGTAGATTATCAACTTTCAAAATTGTTTGTATGAAATCATCTACAATATTTTTAGAAGCATGATAAACTGCACTTAAATCGCATAATTGAGAATAAACTCCTTGAATAATAGAATCCCCCCAACCATTATTGGCCTGTCTTGAATCATCATCAATTTCTTCACCGTCAAAAATTAAACATCGCGATTCATGAACTCGATAAGGTTGACTAGAAAGAGAATCTACTGGATTAATCATGTAATATTGGATTGTTCCATATTTAGGAGAATTTTCATCATCATAAATATCAGCAGTATTCCAAGTTATTCTATGTCTATCATATACCTTTATTTCTTCAATACGTTTGATATTACTTTCATTCAATGGCATATCCAAATTACCACCATCAATAATCCGCATAACAGCAATTGAACCACCGTAAAGATGGGCCCATCTCAAAGCTTTTAACGTACGTTGTCTGGCTCTGATTTTATCTAAATATTTAATGATACCTCCATCAGTATCACCATGCAGAATCCACCACTTGCGAATCATTTCTCCGGTTGGTAAATTGATAACTCTTTTAGTGAAACCATCTCCTCTATATAAATCAGTCAATTCTTGCCTATCTATAATTTGAGGAGTTCCATATGAATAACCGGTTTTTTTATCTACTCCGGTTTTACCCATACCAGTATATAGATTCAGCCAACCATCTGCTTTAATTTCTTTTTTCTCAATTTTTTTTCTTGGCATAATTTCCTCCTTAATATGCTTCTCTAATTATGAAAAATAATTCACTACATGTTTCAGTAATTCGCATAAATTTTTTAAAAGTTTTCCCTGAATTCAATACAGCCAAATCTCCCATTAATTTACCAAAATATTCAGCAAGAATCACACAACCATCTGTGTGATACACAAGATTTCCGGGATGAAATAAAATTTTCTTGCGGTCGTAAACATTTTGAACTTCCCATGTACTTGGAAATTTATCAGAAGAATATTTATGACAAACATATTGACCTGTTGGAATACATGAAATATTTCTTCTATTACTTCTTTCAGGTGGTTCCAATGTAACACAGAATGGTTCCCAATCCAAAACTAAAACACCAAAAACGCCATATTTTGGTCTCATTACTAATCTAGTCAATGTTATTGTACTAATCATACCTACACCTCCTAAAGTCTTGTTAAAACATGATAATCCAATTTTTCCTCACCAAATTCAGTATGCAATATATAGCGTTCTTCATCTTTTGAATGGTCATTCACTTTTAATGGTTTGTCTTCTCCACGTTTCATTGATTTACTATCCCAAACATAACCATAATATTCATCAATACATGGCTGATTAGATGAATGTTTGATAATTGTATATTCACCATTTTGTAACATTTTGGCTTGTGTTCTAATTCCATCTAAAACAGTATTATCAGCATTTTCAACATTAAAAAAACCATCTGTTTTCAGTTGAAGTTTAAAAGAACCAGCACTAGGGTCTACAAGTATTTTTCTAGGAATGATTTTTGGTTTAGTAAAATCAGAACCAGTATAATTCAAAAATTTTTTTAAATCTTTA